ACCAGGAGGAGAAAGCCAGATTATTCAATGCTATAGAAACAATTCCCGCGGTGAGAAAAAAAGCGGAATGGGCTCTTAAATGGGTAGATTCACCAAACTTCCAAGAAAGATTAGTTGCTTTTGCTGCTGTGGAGGGTATATTTTTTAGTGGATCTTTCTGTTCTATTTTCTGGCTTAAAAAGAGAGGACTTATGCCTGGTCTTTCGTTCTCCAACGAGCTAATTTCAAGAGACGAAGGTATGCACTGCGATTTTGCAGTTATGCTACACAACAATCATCTTGTAAATAAAGTTAGCGAAGCTAGAATCCGTGAAATCATAATAAGTGCTCTTGAGATAGAGAAGGAATTTATTATCGAGTCTTTGCCTATTAGATTGATTGGGATGAATTCGGAGTTAATGAAGCAGTATCTGGAATTCGTTGCAGACAGACTCTTAGTTGATCTAGGATGTTCTAAAATGTACAACTCTGAAAATCCATTTGATTTCATGATGAATATTTCACTTCAGGGAAAGACTAATTTCTTCGAGAAAAGAGTTGGTGAATATCAAAAAGCTGGTGTAATGAACAAGTCAGAGGACGCTTTCGATTTCGATGCTGAATTTTAAAAATAATAATCTAAATTAAATGTTTGTAATAAAAAGAGACGGTTCTAAGGAACCCGTTAGGTTTGAAAAAGTTTCTAATAGAATTAAAAAAATGACTTATGGTCTAAATCCTGATCATATTGATTCTTTAGAGATTGCGCAAAAAGTTATTGCCGGAATCTACGATGGAATTTCTACACAGGAGTTAGACAATCTTGCAGCTGAAACTGCAGCATCGCTTATCCCAAATCACCCAGATTATTCAATATTAGCTTCAAGAATAGCAGTTTCTAGATTGCATAAGACAACTAAGAAGAAGTTTTCTGAAACGATAGAAGATCTTTATAGCTATATAGATCCTGAAACTAATACTCCAGCAGGTCTTATTAACGACGAGACATATAAGGTCGTTATGAAGAATAAACAGAAACTGGATGGAGCCATCATACACGAGAGGGACTTTAATTTCGAATATTTTGGATTCAAAACATTGGAGAAGAGTTATCTTTTAAAGACATATGGGGAGACAACGGAAACTCCTCAGCATATGTACATGCGAGTAGCAGTTGGTATATGGGGAGATAATCTGAAGAATGTAATTAAAACATACGAGTTACTTTCTAATCATTTAATGACCCACGCAACGCCAACATTATTTAATGCTGGAACAAAAAAACCACAGCTATCTTCTTGTTTTCTTTTAATGATGTCGGATGATTCTATTCCCGGAATCTATAAGACGTTATCCGATGTTGCTGTTATCTCTCAGAATGCCGGAGGTATAGGACTTGCTATTCATAACGTTAGAAGTACGGGTTCTTATATTAAAGGAACAAACGGAACTTCCAATGGAATTGTTCCTATGCTAAAAGTTTTCAACGAAACTGCAAGATATGTAGATCAAGGTGGAGGCAAAAGAAAAGGATCTTTTGCTATTTATGTAGAACCATGGCATGCTGACATTGAGTCTTTTCTAGATCTTAGAAAGAATACAGGGAAAGAAGAACTTAGAGCAAGAGATTTATTTTTGGCTTTATGGACCCCTGACTTATTTATGAAGAGGGTTAAAGAGAGCGGAGAATGGTCATTATTTTCTCCTTCTGATGTTCCTGGGCTTTGGGAATTATACGGAGAGGATTTCGAGAAAGCTTATATCGATGCTGAACTTTCAGGAAAGGCTAGAAAGACAATAAAAGCCAGGGATTTATGGACAAAAATTATTGATTCACAAATCGAGACCGGAACTCCATATATGCTTTATAAGGATGCTGCTAACAAAAAATCAAATCAGCAAAATCTTGGTACAATAAAAAGTTCTAATCTTTGTACGGAGATCTTAGAATATACTTCTAAGGACGAGCAAGCTGTTTGTAACCTTGCATCTATCCCGGTAAATAAATTCTTAAAATCTACAGACAATAGGACTTCAAAGATAGCCAGAGGAAAATGTGAGGTTGATCATAAAGCCTTATATGATGTAGCTTACCAAACAGCTATCAACCTAAATAAGGTTATTGACGTTAACTATTACCCGACAAAAGAAACTGAGAGATCTAACATGAGACACCGTCCAATCGGTATCGGTATACAAGGTCTAGCAGATCTTTTTGCAATTATGGGTATTCCTTTTACTTGTTTAGAGGCTAAGAAAATAAACGAGGAAGTATTTGAGACAATTTACTTTGCGTCAATGTCCGCTTCAATGGACTTAGCTAGAAGAGACGGAAAATATGAAACATTTGACGGTTCACCACTTAGCAAAGGAGATTTCCAATTTAACCTTTGGGGATTCAAAGACGAACAACTTTCCGGAAGATGGGATTGGGCTAAATTGAGAAAGGAAGTAATGAAACACGGAGCAAGAAACTCTTTGCTTTTAGCTCCAATGCCAACTGCTTCCACTGCACAAATAATGGGTAACAACGAGGCTTTTGAACCTTTTACATCCAATATCTATACCAGAAGAACACTAAGTGGTGAGTTTATTCTTGTAAATAAACATCTAGTTAGGGATCTTATTTCTTTAGGTCTATGGAGCGATGATATGAAAAACATGATTATCCTACATAAGGGATCGGTTCAGAATATTCCACAAATACCAGAAGCTGTTAGAGAAACATATAAAACTGTATGGGAAATAAAGCAGAAGGATCTAATAGATATGTCTGCTGGAAGAGGCAAATTTATTTGCCAATCACAATCACTAAATCTCTTTATAGAGAATGTTAATGCTGCTAAATTAACTTCGGCACATTTCCATTCTTGGGAATTAGGACTAAAAACAGGAATGTACTACTTAAGGACTAAATCAGCGGTGGATGCAATTGCTGGTTTGGGTATAGACATGGAAAAGGCAAAGAAATCTTTGAAAACAACAGAGGAAAAAATTCCAACTCCAGTAAAAGAAAATACCGAGGAGAAGATAGATATGCTTGGCATGACAAGCGAAGAACTAAGTAAGGCAGCAGAAAATATGATGTCTGATATAGTTTGTAGCTTAGACAATCCTGACGATTGTCTTGCTTGCGGATCATAAAGATTTTTTAAATGGGACAAATAAAATACTTCGAACAATTTTTAAATGAGAGAGAACTTCCCGATAACCAAGGGGAAGTTCTCGTCATTTTAGGGGCACCTGGATCAGGGAAGGGAACACTAGCAAAAGTTCTACAAGATGACTATGGAATCAATCATATATCCACTGGTGATCTAATTAGAAAGTCGGATGACGAGGAGCTTAAAAAAATAATAGCTGGTGGTGATCTTGTACCTGACTCAATGATAGTTAAAATGCTCGTTTCCGAACTAAAGAATATAGACCCTTTAGAGGGTGTTATTTTTGATGGATTCCCAAGGACAATTAAACAAGCTAAAAAGCTTGATTCTATTCTTGGCAAGATGGGGCTTGGGTTAAATCACGCGATATTTCTTGATCTTGATGAAAAAATAGCCAAGGAAAGGATAAAAGAAAGAGCAAAGAAAGAGGATAGAAAGGATGATTCCAGCGATGAGGTTATAGAAAACAGATTCAAAGAATATCACAATAAGACATTCCCTTTAGTTGACTTTTATAAGAGAAGTAGAAAACTTCTAAAAATAGATGCTGAGGGGGGAAAGGATAAAGTACTCTCTAAAGTTGTTGAAAAACTGGGACTTACTAAGAAGAAAAAGTAATTCCATAAAATCATATAAATGAGCACCACTAGTGGAGACTTTGTAAATTCCGTAAGGGATATTCTAAATAAGAAAAAGACCGATGATAACCGGAGGAGAATTATCTTAAGGGATATTTTTGATAATCTTGTAAGCTATCTAAAAAATTCAGGAAAAGCTGAGATAAGAAATGTTAAAGATTTCGAGACTAACGAGATGTCTTATCTTCTGAATCTATATCTAGAATCCGATAATATCAACGAGGATTTTTATAATATTCTGAAAAACAATGGGGTTGTTCTGGATAGGCACGAAATCGATTCTAAAAATTCACTCTATGTAGCTAACTTTGGTAAAATAATGCTATCGAATTTAAATTCAGATAGTATTTGTTTTTTAGAATTGAAGATAACAGGCAAATATTTCTTCACATTAAGAATAACTCTAAAGACCGAAGCTGTTAGCTATCGAGTTTATGATACCAATTACTTTTATTTGAAATTATGGGTTTTTGATGGTATTGATTTTTCTAATCACGATATCCAGATAAGAACTCAGGATAGGAGCAAAAAGAAGATGAGGGTAGATCTAAACTCAAACTACTACTTCAATATAATGTTTGATAAGATGGGTGAAGTAGTTGAAACAAATATTTCAAAAAAAAGAGGAGCAAAACTGAATCACTAGGATATAATTATAAACAGATAAACAAAGAATAATGTCAAAGAACAAAATGAAGAAAAAGAGTCCGGTTCCTATGAAGAGCATGATTTCTCCCGTAGCTATGAAAAGTCCTTTATCTAACACAGGAAAACAAACGATTAGCTTGTGTCTTGTTATGATCGTAAAAGACGAGGAAGATACGATGGAGAGATGCTTGAGAGCTGTTGCACCTTATATAGAATACTGGGTAATCGTAGATACTGGATCCGGAGATAAAACCAAAGAGGTTATTAAAGCAACAATGGATGATTTAGGAATCCCTGGTGAATTACACGAAAGACCTTGGGTTAACTTTGAAGTTAATAGGACCGAGAGCTTAAACCTGGCTAAGAATAAATGCGACTACAGATGGATAATCGATGCCGATGATACATTCTTTACTGAATCACCTACAGTAAACCCGTTCGCAGGTTTGGACACCAAGCCAGATTGTTATCAGCTAATGTATAAGCTGAACCAATTACAGTACAACAGAGCACAGATCGTAAAGTCAGATCAAAATTGGGTTTACAAGGGAGTTCTACATGAATATTTATATTTAGACGAGGAAAGAATAGAGGTGATGCAGGTTCCTATCAGGGGATGCTATGTTATG